TGTCGGAAAATTCACGAGGAATTTGAGTGAGAGACTCATCCATAGGATCTCTCACTAAACAATGTTTCTTGCTTTTATCAATGCCGTAACCAGCAGAAGTAGCATTAGGTAAGCCACATAAATTTCCATCATGTGTGCCATCCATAGCTTCTTCCTGAGAATACATGCGAAGTACATCTCGCAATTCTTCTTTGTTGGTACGAATACATTCCAGAGTTTGATCTCTATAATCATTGACCGCCTTCTCTAGAATAGCATGTTCGTAATGTTGTACGGGATCATGTAACTTATTCAAAGTTTTCATTGATTTAGCAATATCATTGGGTTTTGTTGGTGGAATATGCTTGCATTCTCCCAAAATCTCTTTAACTCCCTTGAAAGGAGTAGGAATGTAGGGTGATCGAGCATTACTCGCCAACTCTTGGCCACACTTTTTCACTTTCCCCATGAAAGTGACAACGGCTTCAGCTCCCATGCCATCCTCTCTCAAATAGAGAGGTTTAGCATTTTCGATTGTATATCCGGTATTATAAGGGTCTACATTAACTACGCCCGCACTGTGTGTAACAAGTGCATGACTTCGTTTTTGAAGACTCTCAAGACCTTTATTAATCATCGGTTTTGTAATGGAAGTGAGCCATCCTGTATGTCCTCCTGCAGTGTATCCAGCAACATGAAATCCATAAATCAATGCTTTCTCAGTATCAATATAGGAAGATCCACAAAGTCCCGAGAAAGAATCAAATTCCAACTCACAAATGAAAGGGTTTTCAATCGTGAATTGATGAAGCTTCTGGGAGACTCCATAAAACGTTCCGGGTTTTTCCTTTCTACCAATATAGGTCAGAGACCTTTCATTTTTATCATTGTAATATGGTCGAATAGGTTGGTATGATTCGTATATCTCATTTTCATGAGACTTGAAAACACACACAGTGGCCCTAGAACGAAATGTTGGCTCAGTTTCTGGAAAGAACTCTGCAAAATTCCTCGATGGAGGTGCAGACGGTAGATGAACAAGTGACATATCACGTTCAGGCAATGTATATACCATGTTGCGTGTCACTTTTTGATCTTTCGTCTTTGCACTAGGAACCAAAGGTGTAGATGTTGTTTCAATATCAAACTCATCCGTGTCAGGTAAAGCATGGGATGGGATCATTATGACATTTCCTGCCACCATTAATCCATTGACTGTTCCAAACATCTCACCCTTAGATTTGATTATTACAACTCGTGATGAGTGTGCAACCATCTCCTTGAGGTCAGCAGCTGTTGTTGTAGCTGCAATTTTGGACATTTTCGGGGGTAATCGTGAATAACCCTCTTTGTAATCGCGTTCATCTTGTGTCCTCACACGATATTCTCGTGGTGGTTTCTTAACCAATTGATTGAACACTGGAAGAGCCTTGTCTAAATACGA